ACCTGCCTAGGTCGAATATCTTTAAAAGACACTTGCGTGGCCGCCTACATTGTATGTAGTGTTCAAGGTAAGGAAGGATCCAATTATCAATGATTGGTCGCTCCCTCCCCCTAGGCACGGATCGCAAGATGGTAGACTCACTGTAAGCCCATTACAAAGCTGACACGTCTATCCATAAGACCCCTTCGCTTGTGCTTGGGGCTGCAAAACGTTGTGCCGCTTAATGGGCCCGGGAACACCTTAAGGGTTCGGTCACAGACCGATTCACCCTTTCGGAAGGTTCCAATCTCACACATACACGTTTCTAAGGGGGTTCGACTTAGGCTTGGATCGACAACCGTTACTCAATATCCCGAACTATGTCCAGCTAATTCATCTGGACTCGGGGAGACGGCATGGAGACTACTCCTCTAACCGAAACTGAGCTTGAACTCCTTCATATAGGACTAGGAGACCAGCTAGGTAAAAGGTTCGATGAATGGAACAGGAAGAAACAACCTGATCCTTTCATGGCTTCACGCCTGTAAAATAACAGGAACCTTATTACTGATATAACGAATGGCCTTTCAGATGCGGTTCTCTCCGTTAACGGAGCAGAACTACCTGAACCACTCGCCTAGTCTAAGTCCTTCTCTTACTCTCCTAGATTGTAACGTCGCGTACCAATAGGTTCCGTCGTCCCAACACGGGAACGGGGCAATAAGTGCCGTATCGTTTCAAAGCACGATTCATTCCGTAATCAATTGGGTCACAGAGTTAGAGAGTTCCTCTTTAAGGGACTGATGAAGGACCACAGGGTGGCCCCGACATTGTCGGGAGACCACCGTCAGGCTGTTAGGAATCTTTTCTTAAAGACCGGACCGCATCTCGAGAAGCATCAAGTGCTTTCAAGCGATTTGACGGCGGCGACAGATCTCCTCCCCCATGACCTCATGGAGGCCCTAGTCGATGGACTAGTGGAAACTTGTGATCTGCCTGTTTGGGCGAATGAAATATTGCGCCTGAACACTTCTGAATAATTCCTTTCATGGCCTGAGTTTGGAGATCCCGAGAAGAAAACGAAGACTTCCCCCTATATGGCGGAGGCGTCTGCGACGACGTCGAGAGGAATCATGATGGGTTTACCCACTTCATGGTTCTTCCTCTGTCTCGTACACTTCTTTTGGATCGACCAAGCCTGTGGCAAGAAAGAGAACCTTAAACAACTTGCTGCGGTATCCGGCGACGACTTGGTGGCCCTGTGGCCCCAGGAGGTTATCGATGAATACGAAGATCTCCTGTCCTAGTGTGGAGCAAAGTTGTCGGTCGGGAAACATTTCAAGTTCCCGACAGCAGGTGTTTACACCGAGCGGTGCTTCTATGTCAAAGAAGCCACTGCCCAAGTGACCCGGTACCTTCGCAAAAGGAAGAACCGTTCTGGTAAGTTCTCT